ACTAGTAATATTTTCAAGTGCCCACACTGTGATTACTCGACTCCCCGAAAATACAATTTGACGCTCCATCTCAATCGCAAAAAAACATGCAAACCGAAGGAGACTGAGAGCACAGTTAATGAATATCCACAAGAATCCACAGTACCGACAAAATATCACACAGAAATCCACAAAATCCACGAAAACGTCCACACAAATCCACAAAATTTCCCAAGCTCTAAAGACTCACCGGTAGCTAATGTTTGTAAATTTTGCAATAAAACGTTTTCACGAAGCGATAGCCTGAAAAGACACCTGACAACGTGTAAGACAAAGAAAGATTCTAAAACGGAAAATGAGTTGAATTTGAAAGCAGTAGAAAGGATGCAAGAGGAGATAGATAAATTAAAATCTGCCCTGGCGCAAAAAGAGGGCCCACAAGTCATCAACAACTACATAACAAACAATGATAATTCCACGAACACAAATAACATCATCCATTACAACAACTTTGATTCACCGTCATTATCACATATCACCCCTCAAATGATCGGTGAAATGTATCTGAAATCCGATAGAGAGCTTCCACGGATGATAGGACACGCAGTGAGGAAGATATACAAGGAACAGCCAGAAAATGACACCATTCGTTTTAAATATGGGAACCAGGCGGGGTTCGCTGAGGTTCGACAAGATGATGAGACTAGAATCCTCCCTGTCAGTGACGTCCTCGAGACTGTACTATCTAAAACGTCTACACTGTGCGGTAAAGAACTCCAGAAATGTTGTGGTCCGAATATGATACCCGGCCCGGGCGTAGTCAACGACGCCCAAGAGCTGTCTGTATTGCACTGGGGATTTGTGCCGGAGACGCACGCTAAGAGACAAGGGTTTTTCAAATTTGTCAAGTCGGCATTAATGTGATATCAACTTTAAGAAAGACAGTTTAAGCATATTGGAATAATTCTAACACGTCAAAAAATGTCGTCTCCAATTCGAGTTACCGTTGCGCCCAACCATATTAGATTCGTTGATAGATCCGATGTGCTTCTACACGACTTCATTTCAAATTTAGATACAACTTCAATCGAAGATATCAACAAGACGCTGAAGAACTACAACATCAATTACAGTTATACTGTTAACACCGCTCGCGCATTGAAATATTCTAAAGACTTTGGCGGCATTTTACTGAAAAATGAAGCTGTCTTTACTGGAACTGATAATGAATTGTACCCCGATATCAGACTTGAACCTAATTCGATTGAATCAGTTAACCTATATCTTGAAGTTTTGCAACAAATCGATAGGAATGAAACATATGGCGGTGGTTACCTTCACCAAGGCTTGAAGATTCTCGAGAAACTTCTGAAAGTGCGCTCTAATACCGTTCCGGTGTTTTCGCCTCAGATAGGTTCTCTGGATGTGAGCATTGGTAAGCGTTTAACGTCTTACACAAAAGAGTTGATATGTCCAGACATTCCTTATATCAAACTGCTTGGAATTAAAACTACTTTGGGTTTGAAGAAAAGGAAATTCGACAATTATTCGATACCGCTCCTATTCGATGTCAATAACGGCAATCATCGTCGTGCTATGGAGAAGATGAACGAGCTGGACTCCTCTATCAACAATTTGTTGGCCGACTACAGCCACAAAAGAACGCTTCACGATGATGTTTTTTACATCGAATTAGGGAAAAAATTAAAGGATTTCAAAGGCAAATGGATCAATGAGCGAGGGAATAGAATAAAGCGAATGACGGAGTCACAAATTCCCGAAGGCACTTTCTTAAATGTCACGTTGCAAATCCAGCATATTTACATGAGCGGAAGCCAATCAAAAGTAAAGTTCCGTGCGAGCGAGATTCAGATAGTCGACAGAGCTTAATACAACCCCAGGCCGAAAACCTTTAGCGCAAGAGCCATGGAACTCACAAGCATGATAGCCTGTTGAGTCATTACCAACAACTTGGTTCTGGTCGTCTTCGGAGAGAAGTCACCGTACCCTGCGGTCGACATTGTGGTCATGCTGAAGTACAGAGGATCTACAGCGTCCTTAAACCCAAATTCTTCAGGGTCAAAAAGAGAATACGCGAAAGCATAGATTACTGCAATTACCAAAGTTGATACATACTCGATGCGAGGAGGAATGTCCATTGTGCTTTATTATTTTAATGAAAGAAAATTTTCAAAGTGCGTCGCAATTACTAATACAAAAAGCTTCTTTTCAATGTAATGAAGCTCGAGCTAAAAAAGTTTGATATTACAAAGATTACAGATGACAAAGTAGTCGTCATGATCGGTAAGAGGAACACCGGTAAATCTTTTCTAATAAGGGATTTGCTTTATCATCACACCGATCTTCCTATAGGCACAGTTATATCTGGCACGGAATCGGCTAACCATTTCTATGGAAACATGGTGCCAAAGGTTTTAATTCACGATGAGTACAAAGCTCCTATAATTGACAACGCCGTAAAACGCCAGAAAATGATTTTGAAGAAGATCAATAAAGAGAACGAATCATTTAGAGGATTGCGTAAATCACAAATCGACCCAAGGGCCTTTGTCATTTTAGATGATTGCTTGTACGACTCTAGTTGGACAAAAGATACTAATGTCAGGAGTATGTTCATGAACGGGAGACACTTAAAACTGTTCTTTATCATCAGCATGCAATATCCATTAGGTATTCCTCCGAACTTACGTACCAACATAGATTTTATCTTTATCCTTCGAGAAAATATTGTTGCTAATCGCAAACGCATTTATGATAACTATGCGGGGATGTTTCCTACGTTTGAGATTTTTTGCCAAGTCATGACACAATGCACTGAGGACTATGAATGTATAGTGATCGACAACACTACAAAGAGTAATAAATTAGAAGATACCGTGTTTTGGTACAAAGCAGATTCGCATGGCGATTTTAAAATATGCTTGCCTCATTATTGGGATATCTCGAGATCTATTGTAACTGATGATGACGACAACGAAGACGAGTACGATCCGAGCAAGCTTCGAACCAAGCGCGGTCCCAGTATCAGAGTGGAAAAAACCCGACGCAACATGTGAAAAAAATCATTTCATAATTCAAACAACATCCTGCAAATTTCTTTTTTTGATTTTGACTTATAACCTTTGGGCATGTTCTCATATAACCCTCTTTTCATAGATTCTTCGATTATTTTTACCAGATCGTCTTTACTCAAAGCCTTGTTTGTTTTTGAAGGATGAGCGTTGCACTCGGCGAGAGTTTCAAAAAGGATTTGTTTAATTTTTTTTTCTGGAACTTGTTTTGTCGTAGCTGTAATTTTCATATCTTTTTTTATATTCGTCTCAAGTTGAAGGTTTTGTTCGTCCATTGTTTTTTTTCTTTTAGTGGGCAATAGTAGATCGTATATTACTTGGCCATCCTTACCATATATAGTTTTCACATATAATTTGCCCTCTTTTTTTGCTGATATGAGTTGATTTAGAATTTGTTCCTCCTGCAAAATCGTAGCGGCTTCGTTTCTAATTATGCTTTCAGGCACGTCATCATCCGATAAATACTGCATGACAGCTCTGCGATAACTTGAAATCTGCTTCTTGATTTTAGATCTTGTGTTCTCTAAAGCATCATCTATATGAATATAATTGTTTTTCTCTATTTCAAATTTTGTTTGAAATTTTGTTTGTAAAATGATCTTGTCTTTGGTTTCATTGTAACTTGTTATGATATCTGACCCATTGTGGATTCTGTCGTATAACATTTTCATAATTTCCCGATATGTCTTAAAATAATCACTCATGTAATAGTTACTCAGATAGGACATATTTTTTGCGTACGGTTGATCAAACTTCAAATGTAATGGAAAAGAAAGGATGTCAGCGACTAAAGCATTGCTCGTGAATTTTCCAATATCTTTGCGCAAAATAAGAAGACGAAAAACAAGAAGACCAGTTAGTCGGAATGCAGTTCCTGATGAACAGTCAATAGAATCTGTGAATAACAATGAGGCGGAAGTAATTGAAGAAACAGATTTTACATCATTCGTGCAGAAAGTAAGAAAAAATAAAATTGGTGACGTCTATATGAAACCTTCATGGGAAAGGGATAATACTCTATATTACAGCACAGAGGAAAATGGGGTAACAATTCACGGCGAGACAAATGGGTTCATGACTGAGAAGATAGTCAATGACATGATCGATCATGGAGTTCGCATCCACGTTGAGAATACTACGTCGTTGTTATCAAGTTCTGTTGTAGCAATTATACTGTTAGCTTTCTTTTACGCATCATTAATAAGAGCCTTACCCCAAAGACTAAGAAATGATTTTTCATTTGAAGACAAAGACGAAATCTCTGAGTCAAATGAAATACGATTTGAGGATATTGCGGGTATAGATGAAGTTATCGATGAAGTCAACGAATATGTGGACTTTTTGAAAAATCCAGGGAAGTATGACGCAGCTGGAGCTGTAATTCCCGCAGGATGTTTACTGCATGGATCACCGGGCACAGGTAAAACGATGATTGCGAAGGCTATTGCCACGGAGGCTGGTGTACCATTTATACAATGTTCTGCTTCTGAATTTGTGGAACTATTCGTTGGAATGGGTGCCTCTCGTGTCAGAACGATCTTTAAAACTGCACGGGAAAAAAGCCCTTGTATCATGTTCATTGATGAGATCGATGCAATCGGTAAACAAAGATCCAGCAATCCGAATGGTGGTTCAAACGACGAGAGGGAACAGACGTTGAATCAAATTTTGACAGAAATGGATGGATTTGTAAAAAACGAAGGTGTCGTAGTAATGGCAGCGACAAATCGCATAGATACCCTGGACCAAGCTCTTATACGTCCGGGTAGATTTGATAGGAAAGTTTTTGTGCCCTTGCCCAATTTGTGTGCCAGAAAGTCAATCATTGAAATATACACCAAGTCAAAACTGCTTGACGATGATGTAAACATAGCGGACATTGCTGCAAAAACACCAGGTTCAGCAGGAGCAGAACTGAAAAATATCGTGAACGAAGCAGCGATATCAGCAGCCCGAGATGATCGGGTTTATATATCAAAGGCGGATATTGATTATGCAATTGAGAAAGTAAACGTTGGCTTACCGAGGAAAATCACTTATACAATCGAAGAGAAGAAGCGCGTTGCTGTTCACGAAATTGGGCATGCCCTGGTTAGCATATTATTAGAAGCGGCCGATACTGTTGATAAAGTTAGCATTTTACCAATAGGCGAAGCCGGAGGCATTACAACTTTTATACCAGGAGAAAGTAATCTGGGCTTGTACACGTATGACTATCTTATCAATAAAATAAAAGTTGCACTTGGCGGGCATGCTTGCGAGCACCTTGTATTTGGTTCAGAGCGTATCAGCACAGGCGCTTCAGCAGACTTCAGGCAGGTTACCAGCATTGCAACCAGCCTTGTTAATGATCTGGGTTATTCGTCGAAAATTGGGAAGCTTGCTATAGATAGAGAAACCATAAGTGATCAGATGAGATACGACGTCGAAAAAGAGGTATATCGCCTGGTAAAAAAATGCTACAGAAATGTATATAACATGCTAAAGAATCATAAGCAAGCAATCGATAAAATATGTGAGATACTAATTGTGAAAGAGACTATTTCAGGGAAAGAAATGCTGGGATACTTGACTTTTGAAGAGGAACCTCTTTACTGAATGTTTATGCTCTGTAAGGGTGAAGCCTCCTTGCAGCTCTCAGTTGCCTCAAGCGTTCTTCCTCTTGCCTCAAGTGTACTAATTTTTGCTCATGTCGCTCGATTTCAGCGTCAGCGTCAGAGTCAGAGTCAGAGTCAGGGTACTCCAAAAACGCACTTACTTGATGTGACCCTAAGGCTCGAGTAGTTATTATGCTGCGGTCACTATATGGGTATAAAGCGATAGATGTTTCAATTAAGGCATGCAAGCATCCCTGTGCCTTTATGCTTCCTGGCCATGGAAGCGAGCTTTTGCGAGTTTTGCATTTTTCAGCACGATTTGCAAACCATGTTGCGCATTTTTCAAGTTTATCCTTGAGTGCGCGATATCTTTGTTGTTCGCTATATCTTGCTGTTGTGGGTCGAAATACAACATAAGTTTTGTCCAAGTTTTTTCCAAGGAAACCGGGTATACGACATGTTATCTTCAAACCAAGATGCAATCTCATGTATCTTTTCAAGTTCGGATCTGCACAAGCCCAGTTGTAAAGCGTGTCAATTGATGTACATGGTATAGATTTCTCAGTGTCACGAATGACCACTGAAAACTCTTGAACATTTGTTCTTGAATATCTTAGGCAGATTTTGATTTTGTTATCTTCAAGTAATTTTTGTTGGTCTCCTTCGATAGCACAAATCATACCACGGCACAAATCTGTTTTGCGTGTGTAAGGTGGCAATTGGTATTCCGGCGGGACTGTAACGAATCGCAATTTGGGAGTGTAATGCTGGTCCCAGAGTGGCCCAGAGTGGCCGAACTTGTATTCGTAGGGTGAAAACACCAAAGTGAATGTTCTGTCTCCCAGTTCCTGCATCACGTCTGGATATTGGATTTTGCATGTTTCGAGTAAATCTTTCATCTCCAGTCCAATAGGTAAATGAGCACATATATAGGTAGGTTTTTCATCGGCAACCTTTGAATAAATTGGGATGATGAGGCGGTTATGTTTAGTCTCATCCGGCCGTTCCTTTGTGTTAGCACCCAACACACGAAATGCTCGTTTGTCATCACTTTTTTCCTCGCTTCCGCGGTATACATTGAAATACTTTTTATCGATCTTATCAGGATATTTCACAATATATGCAATGGCACCGCCGACGCATCTTTTTATGTATCTTTCTGCAGGGAGCTCTTCCAAATCGTTCGATATTTCTTTCCAGATGATTTCACACATCTGATCATCAGTAGCTTCAATGTCAGCATTTTTGAATGTCTCAGAATATTCAGCAAGTGGGTCACCGAGGCCACTGGGTAATTTCGAAGAAATGAGTTTTTCCCTGACACTCTTCAATTTCTCTGGGATGACCCGTTCCAGCAGCAAGGCGAACAGTGTACAAACAGTACGTTCGCATTTGAATGCCCTGGGAATACCTCCTCTATCGCCCTTCAGCTTATCAAGATGGTAGTTTGCCAATAGTTTATCTATTAATCCTTTAGCAACCGGCCCGGCATTCAATTCTCCCCATGCTGAAGCTTTGTTGAAATTGCGCACGAACCGGAGTGCCCTTAGCACGACTTCTCGCCCTTCCTTCAGGGTCTTGAACGTCGTGTAGCAGTATCCTTGATCCTTCATGAGCAGATCTCTTATTTGTTCTGCTGAGTTTGCGTCTTCATAGCAATCGTCATCGGAAGAAGCATCTTCGTAGCAATCGTCATCGGAAGAAGCATCTTCGTCGCAGTCGTCGATGGAGGTTTCTTCGTCGGAAGATGCCTCTTCTTCGTTGCTAACGTAGTTGTCTTTATCGTCATTGTCACTGTTACTGTCATCGGCCCCCGCGTAAGTTACTTTCGGCACAGCTCTCTGTGGTCTACCGGACATGGATGGTGGGCGGCACGTGCAATGTTTAGGGTTATGTGTTCGTTAACAACACTTATTATGTTTTGAAATATTTCAATACTCATTAGAACCATCAATTTTTAAAAAAGAACAAAGAAATTACTCTCTAAACATCATAGCAGCTGTTAAGCCGCCGTCGACTCGATTGCGCCGGTTTGAAGCATGAAGCGTTCAGTATTCCTGAGGCAAGAGTAGGGTAAAAATCCTGACGCATCGATCCAAAATATCGTTGTCGCTGCACGGTAGAGGATTGAACTGGTAGCCCCTGAAGCCGACTGCGAAGTAGTCAATCTTCAACATACATCTTGGGAACCCGTCCACCTTGATCTCAGCCATGTGGTGTTCTCTGAAAGGATCGCAGCCTGGGTTGAATGTGTTTGGTTCCATCTTATATGATTCCACGATAGGAATGCAAGCTTCAAAAAGCTTCTTCTTGCCTTCTGGGGAAATCTTGTCAACCTGCTCAGAAAGCATGAGCCATTCGGTGTTCGTTTTGACAACAGGGTGTACATAGATCCATTCCTCCAGAGTAGTTGAACCGGCTTTCAAGAGATGCTTGTTATGATCTAGGGCTCTTGAAAACAGACGCACGCGCGCCTCGTCATTCTTTTTCGCGCGCGCAACGTGATCTTTTCGGTACATCATTGGTTCGGGCCATGGGTGTTCCACCTCGACGTCCGCGGCGTCCTGCTTCGTCTGCCGCAGCTCAAACTCCAGATCCTGGCGCCTCGCCTCCTCCGCCGCGAGCCGCGCGAGCGCATCCGCCAGGCGATCCTCGGAGGATTCGAATCGTTCCTTCCACTCCGCCGCGTCGCCGTCGTCATAGTCGCCATCTGCTTCAGCTTCTGGTTCTTTCCGCGGCTCGTTGTCCTCGGTGGACACGCGCAGGTTGGCCACGCCGCGCGCCAGGGTCGCCGCGTTTGATTCTGATTCTTTCGGCACAGTAGTGTTAGCTTCAGCCCTGCCTTTTGGAAATGGTACGCATACGCCAGGCCCATAGGGGTCCTGGTAAGCCACTGATCCCATCATTATATGCACGTGTCCATCTTCGTCTATGACAAACCCATCGATGAACGAATGATCTGGCATGTTACTGTCTAAATAGCAAGCCTCTGCTGCGGACCAAAGATCTTTTATTTTGCCTCCCGGGCAGGGACATGACGATGTTCTAGGTCGTTTTTGACCTAACTTGGCGTCATCCCATGGCAGAGACTCAGGAAATGCGTGCAAGTACATGAGTCGCCCCGATTTATCTGGAAAAACCTGTGTGTGAAGGCTTAGCGAGCGACCATTCTTCGCCGCTGTATCGATGCACGCTCTGACCTGCCACTGCGTCAGCGTCCCCCCTTTCACGTGCACAAAGTGACAAAAACCACGGTTCATGTCTAAAAGTTCCTCGCGATTGCATGGCACTCGCGTGTTCGTCATGGACAAATCAAACGACAAGTTTTCCGTGTACGAATTAAACGATCCAACCTTCGCATGTCCCTGATTATGATGGTGCGCACATCTCACATACGGGGGCACACTTTGAATATACTCGCGCGTCGTCTCCCATCCGCATCCTTCCGTACAACGTACATTTACTACTGCGCCACGTCCGTGTATCGAAGAGATCCTATCAATTGCCTTGAAATGTTCGACGAGAACCGCAGCCTGTTCGAGGTAGAAAGTTGCTGTCATGTGTTAGATATTGCGATGCGTGTGCCCCTTGCGTGCGCAAAGTATATGACCTGGTTTCAGAAAATTGATGGATTTTCTGTATCGAACGAATCTTTATGAAACTCGCATATGGTAAACTTCTACTTGTTCGCGCGCGATGAATGGTCGTTGGCATAGACTGAAATGTCTTGGTCACCTTGGTAAGGTAGATGATTCCGGGTTCTATCGGAGTCACTCTCAAATGGTCAACAAACGCGTGATCACCGTGCTCCAGATGATATCCATGATACAATCGTGCAGAGACGTTGATGGCATCTTTCGCCTGTTGTCGGACCACGGGCACCTTTTGCAGGCAATGCACGTCGCATGCCTTATGGTTACCGTTTCAAAGATATGCTCTACCAGGAGATGTAGACTAGACAACCGACAAAAGGATATCTTGGACAGGCACATATCACGAGTGGAGAGGTTCATGAACCTCAAGCAGCGCCAAGACACGGTGGACTCCTACTTGAAATTAGGATTTGAAGGTGGCGAGTATACCGGGTTTAGCCCTACGAGTATGCAGCAAATGTTAATGCCTTAAATGATATTCAAAAAAATTACTCTCTAAACATCATAGCAGCTGTTAAGCCTTAAGCTTTTTTTGAATATCATCTATAGAAAATTGATGGATTTATAGAATAATCTCTTTATTTCAAAAAATCTCGCATTCTAGCGTGAACGGTCGGGATGGTAAAGCGCGAGCTGGAGGTTATCGACCTGACTGGCTGCGAAGATGCGGAGCAACCTACTGCACAGATACGAAGGTTACATGAGGACGAGCCGGATGATCTTCTGTGCCCAATCACCGGCGTGATGTTTCGCGACCCGGTTGTGTTGCCGGCTTCTGGTATCACATACGAAAGACGAGCCATCGAAGAGTGGCTGAGAAAGGGAAACCTTACATGTCCGGTAACAAGAGTTCAAGTTGCTTCTGATAATGGCGTGCTGCTCACCAACTTTACTGCCCGCGGAAGCGTGGAGAGGTGGTTACGAGAGAACTCTGATCGTACGCCGGAAGACTGGAATACACGCGAGATGCCACCTCCCACGCATCCCCAACACGGCCGCCCAACTTATCCCCACGCCCGTGAGCGTATGCAGAGACGCAGCGAAGGTCCTCCAGACGTACGAGTGCTCCAGACATTGCGTGAGACGTGCCATGTAGTGGAAGAGACGTGGGACACGATGGGACGGCTTGCGAAGTTGCACCTTCAGTGCAATCAGCTGACGAGCGTGCCGGCGGAGATAGGGCAGCTCTCGTCGCTGACGGAGTTGGACCTCGGATACAATGAGCTGACCAGCTTGCCGGCGGAGATCGGGCAGCTCACGTCGCTGGAGAGGTTGTACCTCGGCGGCAATCAGCTAACGAGCTTACCGGCGGAGATCGGACAGCTCTTTTCTCTGCAGAGGTTGTGCCTTAACGATAATCAGTTAACGAGTTTACCGACGGAGATCTCGCAGCTCACGTCGCTGAGGGAGTTGGTACTCCACGGCAATCAGCTTACGAGCGTGCCGGCAGAGATATGGCAGCTCACGGCGCTGGAGATTTTGAACCTCAACAACAATCAGCTGACGAGCTTGCCGGCGGAGATAGGGCAGCTTACGTCGCTGGAGCGGTTAATGATCCGCGGCAATCAGCTTACGAGCGTGCCGGCGGAGATAGGGCAGCTCACGGCACTGACGGAGTTGTACGTCGGCAGAAACAAGCTGACGAGCTTGCCGGAGGAGATCTCGCAGCTCACGTCGCTGACCGAGTTGCAACTCAACGACAATCAGCTGACGAGCGTGCCGGCGGAGATCTGGCAGCTCACGGCACTGACGGAGTTGTATCTGACCGACAATCAGCTGACGAGCTTGCCGGAGGAGATCGGGCAGCTCACGTCGCTGGAGAAGTTGGGTCTCGGTGGCAATCAGCTGACGAGCGTGCCGCCGGAGATCGGGCAGCTCACGTCGCTGAGGGAGTTGCACCTCAAAATCAATAAGCTGACGAGCGTGCCGGCGGAGATCTCGCAGCTCACGTCGCTGACCGAGTTGCACCTCAACGACAATCAGCTGACGAGCGTGCCGCCGGAGATCGGGCAGCTCACGTCACTGACGGAGTTGTACCTCCAAGAAAATCAGCTGACGAGCGTGCCGCCGGAGATCGGGCAGCTCAGGGCGCTCAAGTTTCTGTGGCTTAACGGCAATCAGCTGACGAGCTTGCCGGCAGAGATCGGGCAGCTCACGTCGCTGAAGTTGTTGGACCTCGACAGCAATCAGCTGACGAGCGTGCCGCCGGAGATCGGGCAGCTCACGTCACTGACGGAGTTGTACCTCCAAGGAAATCAGCTGACGAGCGTGCCGCCGGAGATCGGGACCGCCTGTTACCACTTGTAATTGTCAGTGGGGGGGATCTCGTAACAGCAACGTTAGCGACGTGGTCGATTTGAATAATTTGAATTAGGGTTGATATTAAAAAAAATTACTCTCTAAACATCATAGCAGCTGTTAAGCCGATATCGCAGTTTTTTTTGAACATAAAGTCGCTTACCTCATGAAACTCTGTGCTTAATCGAATCTGAAAATGGATTTAAAAGTTAGCCATTTCAAAATTAATCATGATGATATCATCCAACAACCGTATCATTCATACATGTTGTTCCTACCGCCGTAGTAGCTTTCGTATGCGTACGCCTACCGATATACCCCCGCCATCTTCGCCAAATCATGATATACTTATTGGGTCAATCTTGTTGGCTGGTGCATTTGCTGTATCTCGATCTCGATCTACACCTGTCAAATATATTCAAGAACAAAACTTCCTCTCTGGAACGACCTCCGCAATGACTGTTAAAAATCGCCAAGGCCACCACTCCATCGGCGTTAATAACATGCCGGTCCCCACATTTGATATTGGCAGTTTGGGCGGGTTGCCCACTTTATGGGGGTTGCCATACAACGGCGAAAACCCAGGAGTGGCACTTGTCATGGCGTCGGCCGGAGTCACAATCCGAATGATCGTGAATTTGTGGGCTATCTACTTCATATACGTCCTCTTGCTGAACAGGTATGGAGATGACGAATGAGCTTCAGTTAATGAATTCTGAATAATTTGAAAAAAAATTGAGTATTGTATTACAATCTATTCTCTTGAATAATGTGGCGAATTTTTCTGAATTTTTCTGAATTTTCTGAATTTTCTGAATTTTTCTGAATTTTTCTGAATAATTTGAAAAAAAATTGAGTATTGTATTACAATCTATTCTCTTGAATAATGTGGCGAATTTTTCGTCGCAACTCCTGGTTTGCCGCAGCACCTATCCTACCAGCCATATTTTTTTGCCATGGCTTTATGCCGATACCTGTACTTTTCACATTTGTGAGTAGTGTGATTTTTTGTAACCTCCCGACCCTTGGACTCTTCGTTACATTTTTCCTTGAAAATGATGCAAGTTTTCGCAGGTCATCGTTGTAAGTCGAGCTTGGCATTGTGTTCGCAAGCAAGTTCATCACGTTGGTTTTCTTTGGATCCATCAACTTTTGAAATCACTCGGTTATGAATTTTGTGGAGATTCCCATGGACTGGATCTCCTGGAACATGAGCTTGCTCGCGTAAGGCAAGCGGACTTCTTCGAAATGAGTCCTATTATCACACATGTTGCAGTTGTAAATGTTCTTCTCCGGATTAACGTTAGTAGCGACGTTATTGCACTTTTTGCAGATGAAGAGCCTATAATTGTCGGAGCATTCCATAAACCGCTCCTTCAGGAACTGCATCGTCCCATGCCCCCAATTACATTCTACTTCCATCTCCCCAAGCCGCAATCCTCCTGCTCTAGCTCGACCCTCTGCAGGTTGACGGGTAAGCAAGACAATAGGGCCATTCGAAGATCTGGAATGGATTTTATCAGTCACCATGTGCTTCAGCCTCTGGTAATATGTTGGTCCAACAAATATTTGTGTTTTTTGTTGCTCACCCGTGCGTGAATTATACATGATCTCGTTTCCCCAGGCGTCCAACCCGCAGTCATTTTCTAAGACTCGCGTAATGGTGTCGACGCTAATGTTTGTGAACGGAGTTGCATTTCCATATGAACCCTTGACAAGACAAGCTTTGCCCATGATCGTTTCAATTAGCTGGGCAATGGTCATTCGACTCGGTATTGCGTGTGGGTTAATGATTATGTCTGGAACTAATCCATCCTTCGTGAAAGGCATGTCGAATTGATCATAGATCATTCCAATAGTGCCCTTTTGTCCGTGTTTGGATGACAACTTGTCGCCAATCGTAGGTTCGCGATAATTACGTATTCTCATTTTGTTGAATGTATATCCCTCTGCACTTATGTTTGTGAAATACTTGTTGCTTGAGCAATTCATATCGACGAATCCGTATTCATTGTCTTTCAAGATGACACTGGTATCTTTGTAAGATATCGATTCGTTCGACTTGATTGGCATGCATTTTCCAATAATAACATCCCCCGGTTTAACGAAGGTATTTTCTTTAACAGTTCCGTCGCTTTGCAGGGTTGTGTATAGTTGCTTATCAAGCCCCTTTATAAGTTCGTTTGGATTGCAGAAAACCTCCTCTTCACCAGTGGATAGATTTTTGTTGCACTGTTCCTTTATGGTTCTGTAATACGTGCTTCCAAACAAGCCTCTTTGGACAGATGATCTGTTTAACATGATAGAGTCCTCTTGATTGTAACCTGAGAATGTCGCTATTGCCACAATGACATTTATCCCGCAAGGTACCTCGTCCGCAAATAATTTGCGAGCCATATTGGTGTTAACCAGGGGTTTTTGCGGATAGTTCAACACATGACTTATCGTGTCTAATCGGTGCCTGTAATTAGAAGTGTAAAGACCGATCGCCTGCTTCCCCATCGCCGAATTATGAACTGCAAAACAATCTCCTCCAAAGAAACAGTGATTGTCGCTTTCAACAGTAATATCTGCAATCATACAATTGGGTTTTTGTCTTACTTTCACCGGCATGAACATCGTCGAATCTTGAATATATGTGGCTTCCTGCAGCTCTTTCATATTTATATTCATTTCGTTGCACTGGGATCTGCTTAATTCACGATTGTACAAGTGAATATCATTTGTTAAATGACTTCCCGATTCGCCACAGAGAACACCAACTTTTGTGTCGTTATTGAATTCCCGTGGAGAAATCCAGCCCTGGTTTGTCCAATACTTATGGTCGTCAGTAGTTACAATTTTCCTTCCAGATATTGTTTCAACTTCGACGATGTTTTTATCAGTCGGCTTGACGTACTGATTGACAACTTTAGTTGAAGACGTTTTCATAGTATGTGGATCAAATGACATAACTTCATCGCCAATTCGAATATCTTTGATTTTTTTATTTTGACCATCTGCCATCAAGACTGGTTCCTCTTCCCATAGACATTGGTAACAATTCCTCGGAGCTTGGTTGTGATCAGAAAATGGAATGTTACTTGCGAGTACTCCCAGGATCAAAGAGGGGTGGATTTCCATGTGGGTGAATCGTATGGGTTTTTTTAGATCGTCGATAGTCATTGCGATGAGACGACAATTACTCTCCTCAACATCGATGTATTCGACAATATTTAAGTTCTTGCCGCCAATGTTGCTGCACATGTCTATCCACTTTGTTTGCGAATCCAAATTTCTAATATATTCAAGGTCAAATGGCAAGTGGTTGTTTTCTTCCAAAAAGAAGACAGGTCTGACTGCACGCCCGCCTTCGGTTGAAACGCGGATTGTCTTAAATTCAACATCCCACACAATTGAGGTGTAGATGTTAATATGTCCTTGACGTTTAGCATGTACGAGTTTGTCGTACAATTCTTTCGCATTTTGATGCGTCCCAAGTATTTTGCCATTTAAGGTGATACACGTATTCTTGTGGAGCTCTTCGACAGTATTCAATGAAAATTCACACATGCCATTGTCCTTCAAAAATTCCAAGACAACTGTTGAGTTAGATGCAATGGTTATCTTCGCAGAGATTGCAAGATTTTTAACCAGCCCGACACTTCCACCTTCTGGAGTCTCGGCCGGACAAATAATTCCCCATTGAGTGTTATGTAGTTTTCTTGGCTGAACTAGTTTACCTGATTTCTCAATAGGAGTATTTACGCGGCGAAGGTGGGATAAGGTCGCGTAATATGTCAACCTGTTTAATACTTGTGCAACACCTTGCTTACTGTTGATGTTCTTGATTCCCCAGTTACCAGTCGCGAGCCCGTACTTCAATCCGGATTCAATGGTTGTTGGTTTTATGATTTTGTATATGTTATTTTTGTTTATTATGTTCTCAATATTAGAACTGGATTTCCACATTCCACTGTTAAGTTCCTTATAGATCATATTTTTTGCGTCTTTTATCATTTTGCCATAATATTGCCTGAACAGATTCGAGATCATGACCCCAGGGGAATCTATCCGTTTGTTCAAATAACTATCGCGATCGTCAAAATTACGCATACCCAACACGCATTGTAATAGCTTTCTGAGCATGTATCCCAAATATAGAGCCTTGTCTTCGTAGTTCTCTCCAACATGGGGAAGGAGGTCGTTTTTCAAAATATCTAACACGATATTAATTCGCTTATTTTTGTTTGTGATAATTTCCTTAGGGTAGCCACTGATATTCAAATATTTACTTAGATAATCCAAAGCTTGGTATCTTGTTTTGATGCAACTTGCTTCATTCACACAGCCTTTGAGATTATCCATAAATATTTTACTGTCTTTTTGGTCGATATCATAGACACAAAGCTCAATAATCTGCTTATCGCTTTCGATACCTAATGCCTTGAAAAGAATGAAAACAGGAATATCTGTTCGCACGTGATGGATGGTGATCCTCATCAGTCTTCCGAATTGGTTGCCTCTCGAAGTCATCTTAAGGGTTGTCAATTTGGGTGGACCAAATGTATTATCAGGAACGGATCGAATCTCTGCGATATGTGAATATTGCGACCCTTTTGTATCGAGAAACACATATGTTTTGTTCTCGGAAATTCTGTCGTGACTGATGATGACCTTCTCATTTCCGTTTATGATAAAATAGCCACCTGAATCATACTTGCATTCACTTGTGATCGTCGAAGAATGAAAAGGATCGTTGATGTTTGACAGAACACAGTACTTTGACCCAACCATGATCGGTATTTTTCCGATATTGACATTTCTGACAACTTTCTCAGATTCTTTTGACCGATTTTCTTCATCGTACCATTCGGTTTTAATAGTGATGTCGACACTCAGTGTGCAAGAATACGAAAAGTTACGCTGTCTGGCTTCCTTTGGTGTCATTAATTTTGTGCTTCCGTCTTTTTCATAGATGATAGGCTTGCATAATCGAGGGTTGTCGATTGTTAGGCAAACCTTATATTTGAAGTCACTGATTTCATTATTGTATTTATGCAATATTTCGACGTTGTTGAAGCCTCCAATGATGTGCTCTAGCTTAGTGGAGACGAAGTCATTGTAGGACTCGAGCTGATGACCTACAAGCTGTTTACCGATCGATTGTCTATCGTTTCCGAACAAAGCATTGACGACTTCCCAGGTATGTTTCTGGAATTCCAAATTGTTCATTGTATCATTTTCATCAGCTGACATAATGCTTCAAATATATAGGCGCTTGTTTTTAAATCAGTTTTGGTCTTTAAGTTGAAATTGCATATAAATGTCAAAGGAAAAAAAGCATGTTATCTCTCAATTTTTTCACTTAATTGGTGAATTAAGGACTTTGTCAATCTTCTTCTGAAGCTCCAATAGTTGTTTTGGAGACATTTTGTACAAATCATCGTCTTTATTATCTTCAGGCTCCGTCGTTTTATTTATCGGTTTAGGAGGGTTTTCTTTAACTTCAGGTTTTGCAACTTTAAGTTTCCCCTCTTTTATTAATTTATCATTGATTAACTTGTCTATATCTATGTCCTCCTCTTCTGTGCTGTTGTCACTACTCTCTTCAGTAATCATCATTTGATTGATCGACTGCATAAGATCTTGGCTTGTATCGGTCGAGAAGAGGTCTTCAGTAGACTCCAATATAGTATTTCGCAGCTTTGCAGCTTTTTCTTTCCATGTGTACTTCAAAATATCTTTTCTGCATTGTACTCCGTGACGTTTACGAAGCTCTACATCGGTATAATAGGCTTCCAATCCTCTAACAAAATCATCAACCAAGCAGAGCTCCTGGTCTCCACCGCAAGCGTCTTTGGTAGTATCACCATGAATTTCAATAACGGGATCAACCAGAATTGAGTTTTCGCTGTTGAAAAAATCCTTAAACCCTCCGATGTTTGGCACAACCTGCGGCACGCCCACGCCGGCCTGTTCGAAGTTACATAGGCCAAATCCTTCTCCATCACATGTATTCCAACCAATATCTGCTGCGTTATACATGATATTTATCTCTTGGTCGGACATCTTTTGTGGGTTTTGTATGAATGTTAATTTAGACTTTAGGTCCAATACAGACATGCCATATTTTTTTGATTCAAATTTCATTAGCTCGATTAAGTCCCAAGACCCTTTAACCGACGTCATTACAAGTAATTTTATGTTATCCGCGCGATGTCGTGACACAAATTTGACATACGCCTTGATGCAGGTGTCCCAGCGTTTCCTTGGCTGATTTCTATTTAAGTTCATGATGATAAAATCATCTTGCCCTAGTTCAAAATACTTGCGAGCGACGTGCTTTGGTATAGGATAATATTGATTTCGATTGAACGCGTGTTCTAAGGTCCATAATTTTTTTGTGAAGCCCTGGTCCAGAAGACACTTTTTCCAATACTCTGTGAAAGCTATTCCGCCGTCGCAATTCTCATGTATGTAATTTATCAAATGCTGTGTCTCATTTTTATAGACAATATCAATGTATGGGACTATCTTGAATTTTCTATCGGGGATTAACAACATATTTTTCATCAAAGAACTGATCACAATTAAATCATTATAAACGATTACAATATCTGGGGATGTCTTCATGATGTAATCGTTAATCAATTTTTCTCCAAAGCCCTTATTTTTGGGATCTTCGTTTTTGTAAGGATCATAAATTTCAACAGACTCTGGTAATTGTCGTTCTTTCATATGGTCAGCATCTTCATAAAAATTTTGGAATCCATAGACGTACAATTGAATATCTTCGAATTTACATAGCTCTCTACTAAGTTCAAATACGACTTTGCTATACCCATTAAATTGCTGCGGGTGAGTTCCACAAAGTAATACTTTTCTCTTTTGTGTCATCAATTTTATATTGTATAAGTATATTTATTTTCAAAACAATAACATGCGGAAAAAAACAATTTAAAAAATTCACCGGTATCATAAACAGAGATGTCTAAGCCTATATTGAAACAACCCAAAATAATTAACCCCAAGATGAATTCTCAAAACGTGATTATATTGAGTATATTCATAGTGGGTTGCTATATCTTGTACAGAATGATATCTTCTGTGCAGCAACAAGTTTTGATTCTAAAAAACGAAGTTATTAACATCAAACTTGACAACGGCCGAAAAGACTTGGAAATTGTATCGAAAGGTTTCGAAGTAACGGACGATATAGATGAAGATGAATCTCAATCAGTTAAAAGTTTGGATATTGATCTTATAATGAAAAAGTTGAACAGCTCACCACTTGAAGGTAGTATAAGGAGGAGAAATTTGTATTCTTCATTGGAAGAAGAAAAAGTACAAGAGGAACAAAAACCTGAGCAACCTGAAGAGCAACCTGAAGAGCAACCTGGAGATCTGTCTATCGAAGTCGAAACAGTACATTATCCTACTATCGATGAAAATGGGACTAAGAAAATTACGATAGCAGATGATGATATAACAAAAAAATCTATTGGAGATCTAAGAAAAGAGCTGAAGGGAAGAGGAATAAGTGCGAAGGGTACCAAGGCGGATTTGATCAAACGATTAAATGAAGTTACAAATGAAGCTAATTAGTTTGTTTCATCAAGAAACTCGTAGCTAACAGATGTTGCACCTGCTGTGCGGAAAGACTCGATAAGTGGTATCCAATACATCACGCCAACACCTACATCCCCGCGGCCAATGACATCAACATGTTTCCCATCCAACGGAGTCCAGTAGCTCGATAGGGATTGAATCATCTCTCGGTTCTTTTGTAAGTTTGTTTTGTTGATGTCGGTGTTTAATGTAAGAACTCCGTCACAGGCAAAGACCTTCTTCTTGTTTTCCGCATCTGTTATAGAGTATAAGAAAGCAAAGTTATCCTTCCGTTCCGTGACGCGGTTAGCACTCCTCGATACTGATTTTTTAAATGCCGAACAACGTTTTCCATATTGATCAGATGAAGTTGACAATGATATTGTGCTGATGGAAGCCATGGTTCGCGATGCGCTCGGCGTAAAATGAGCCACGAAAAAATATATTTTTGAAAGTGTTAAAAAAGTTTTGATTTACTTTTTTTAAAGACAGTATGCTCTGCGCATCGCCTTGCGAAGATGTACGATGGAGCTAGCACTGTATTCAGTCCGAATGGGCATCTGTTCCAGGTGAGGAATACAGGTGTGCGCGTACACATTCATCAATTATTTAGTTATACCTGGTGCGTGATGCGCAGGTGGAGTACGCTTCGGAAGCGGCTCGCAAGGGTAATCTAGCGGTTGGTGTAACAGGGACCGATTCGGTTGTTGTAGCTGCAGAAAAACAGCAAGTCGCCAAATTACAAAGTCCACAAACCTTCGGGAAAGTATATAAGATCGATGACAATGTATGCGTTACATTCGCAGGGTTAACCGCGGATGCTCGCATCCTGATAAATCGAGCCCGAGAGGAAGCTCAGAGTCACAAACTGACGCTCGAAGACGGAACCACTGTTGAATACATAGCGCGATTCATTGGAAATATGCAGCAAAAATACACTCAGAGATCGGGCGTGAGGCCTTTTGGATTGTCTACTCTTGTTGCAGGTCTATCTGAAGAAGGCAACCCGACAGTCTATCATACAGATCCATCTGGAACGGTGTCCGAGTGGAAATCATACGCGATAGGGCGAAATTCAAAAGCAGTTCGCGAATGGATGGATAAGAATCATGAAGACACAACTGGCCTTGCCACTGTTAAGCTAGCGCTGCGGGCCATGTCACAGAATTGCGATCTTAGTAGCGAAAGGATCGAAGTTGCCGTTGTTGACAGAATAGGTACACGAATTATTTCTGTTGATAAAATTCAAACATTAATTAATGATAAATAAAATCCATTTAAAATTATCGCACTTTATTATTTTTTAATGAATGAAATTGATCATGTTATCGATGAAATCGTCGACCATGTAGTGAGCGAATACAAGGATTGCACCAAATGCGGGATTTCTAAATTGAAAAATTGCTTTGGCAAGGATAAAAAAACGAAAGACGGGCTAAATTATTATTGTAAGGACTGTCGAAAGGGTTACTATCAAGAAAACAAGGATGAAATAAAGGCTCACAAGGCGAAACCTGAAATAAAATCGAAAAGATCTGAGTACAATGCGAAGTACTATCAAGAAAACAAGGATGAAATAAAGGCTCACAACGCGGCTTACAATGCGAAACCTGAAATAAAAGCGAAGAGAGCTGAGTACGATGCGGCTCACAAAGCGAAACCTGAAACAAAAGCTAAAGTAAACGCTCGCCTAACAAAACGAAGAAAAACCGACGAGGGATATCGCAAATTAACAAATTTGCGTGCTCGCTTGTATTCAGCTATGAAAGGAAAAAAAAAATCGGCCAGTACGCTAAGCCTTTGTGGATTAGAATCCGGGACCGCTATTCAAGATTATTTAAACTTGAAGAGTCCGTGGTTCAAAGAAAGAGGCGTGCCGTCGGAAGAATTGGCTATGGATCACATTATCCCTTGCGAAAAGTATGACCTGACGATTCCAGATCACGAAAAAGCTTGCTTCCACTACATCAACTTACAGTTGCTCACGGAGCTCGATAATAAAAGGAAGGGTGACAAAGTGCCCGAAGGTTTCGATTTCGAATCGACCCTACAAAAGCAGCTGGATCTCATCGCACGAATCGAGAAAGATAAACTAACGTACCAACAGGTTCTCGAAATGCAGAAGACTGGGAAATTGTACGAGGTTATTGGCTACCAGGTTTAAAAGTAATTTTTATTTATTGCGGTTTAACAAACCCAAATAAAAAAGTGACTAAGAGTAACTGTTACGATGAAGAATTTGATGATTGTGGAATCTGGATCGAAGGCCAACACTATAGAACAGTACCTCAACACCCCCGATGTCAAGAAAAAGTTCGGCGTTTTCAAAGTTAAAGCTTCGTTCGGACATGTGCGTGATCTGGCCAAAAAATCAGAAGGGACGCAGCACGG